ACCGGGCCTACGCGCAAGGAGAGGAGCAAGGCTGCCATAGTCGTCCACCACATCGCCGTGACAGGCTTTTACATCAACTTCCTGCGTCGAGTTGGCGCCGAGCCCCCCGACCACCCAACATTCACAGGTGAGTCATTCTCCGCCCCAGAAGGGTGGCTCAATGACATGCATGAAGCCGTCACCAATTGGAGTAGCTTTCGCGAGTCTCCACTAGGTTGTGCCATCTCAAGTTTAGTGGCAGCCACCACCATCACGCCAGTTATGGCCATGCTTGGTTTCAGCGGAGACACGCAGACATTGTGTTCGAAGGTCATGGTCGAGATGAAACGAGCGGATTGCACCATGACTGGCGTTATAAGCGCGGTTTTGACTGTTGTGAAAGGAGTTGTCTCATATGTCAAGACTGGAGTGCTTGATACGGGCGCCTATCGCGGTGTCGATAGCCGGTGGGTTGAATGTAACCGGCTTTTTGGCGTGGTGACTACGGGAGATTATGCTGCCCATGCCCTCACACCCCAGGACGTTTACGCGAAATATTGTGAGCTTGAGGCTGAGCTCCGTTACATAGTGAAGACAACAAATGGACCGGGCAAAACTTTTGCAGAGCAGCGTTTGTGCATACTCCAGGGCCATATTGCCACTCTGAGAACTCGCGGCATTGTTGGTCAGCAAAAGAAACAACCGTATTTCCTTATGATCACTGGTCGCCCCGGTACAGGAAAATCAACTATTGTGCCGGCCATGCACCATATTGTGATGGCAGCATCGGGCGACCCAAGACCAGTGGAAACAGGTTTTCCCGACGAAAGGGATGCGTACGATTCGACGATATACAACAGCACGACCTGCGCGACGATCGACGACATGAACCTCGACCAGGAAGCGTACAAAGGCCAGTCTGCTGCGCAGATGATGAGACGTATAGTATGCTCCAACTTTTCGGCAGCGGTCAAGGCGGACCTAGCCGAAAAGGGGAGAATATTTCCTGATTTGGTTAGTGTAATCGCCACGTCAAATCAGATCGACGGTGGCATGTTCAAGGAGGTCAAAGAGCCCGAGGCCGTTGCTCGGCGGATTGCATTGTGTGTTGAACTGGACGTATGTGATGAGGTCTGTTCTCCCCAACCCGGGGACCGCAATTTGCCAGATGCGTCGAAAATGGCAGCGATCGCCGCTGATGAAGCTACGGGATCAGCGTTCTGTGGGTTCCACCGATGGACGGTGTACAAGATAGTCCCAGAGCGGGGGGGCTGTACTCGCCACATTGAGCCTGGTTTTAACAAAATGTCCACCAAGGATTTTCTAGCATTCTTCACTGACCATGTCGCGCGGTACTTTGCGTCACAGAACGCCAACTACCTGCGCATACAGACTGCTATTGGGGAAAAGTTGTGTAGACATTGCCGCCCATTGTCCTTTTGTTCTGAGTGTATGACGTGCGACGACATTAGCATGTATGACGAGGACAGTTATCTCGAGGCTGATGACGGATTGTTCCATGAACCACCAGCCACTCCATTCACTAAAGCGGCGGGCAAGGCATTTGCAGTATTTGAGAACTTATACGGCCAGGAATCCGTAGTGAGTGAGATGTCCGGTGAGGCGGAGAGCGTGCGTGTATCCCCCTTACCACCCCGCCACAGGAAAAACGTACCTGATGTTCCGGCGCATGTGCCATCAGAGGTTAGTAGCCAGGTTCTGTCGTTTTCGGTCTTTGTGCAGAGAGTCTGGCCCGACGCGTGGTGGCTCATCTACGGCTTGCCAACCTTTTACCGCTATCCTTTTTTCTTCTGCGTCTTCCTGTGCGCAATAACTGTTTCCTTTATTATCGGATTTGGTTGTTCTAGCTTTCTGAGTTACTCAGTCCGCTGGACTTTAGCGCACGCGACAGCTCTCACGATGATAGTCCTGGCTGCTCTGCTTGATTGGTTCGCGATGCAGTTTAGACACATAGCTGAGGGCACTCTGGTCTCTTTCTGGGAGACTGCGGAAGAAACCAAAGTTGCTGCCGAGAAATGGGTTAAACGAGCACAAGCTTTAGTCGCTATATTCGTACTGACCCAAGGAGCCGTTTGGCTTGGCAAGTTGATGCAAAGGACATTGTTTGGGCCTGAGAGCATTGAAGCGGAAGGAGATATCGTTATCCCAAAACCGGAACCTGTACCAGCATGGCAACTTCCTATCAACTTTGTTGGTAAAAGAAGTGGCGCGTCGAAGACGACAACTATCCCCCAACTGGTTAAGAAGATCAGGCAAAACACTTCGCTTGCCACCGTGTCAGGAGCGCGTGTGCGTAGGACTATGATAGTATCCCTAGACGATGGTTGCTTTCTGATGCCCAAACATGTACTCAGCCAAATGGGCCCAGCGGTTAAATTTGAGGTCAAGATCAATCTTGACGGAGAAGGCACAACAGCGCAACGTGTTTTCGTGGTCGACGTTGCAAGGGACGTGTACAAGTTTCCGCACAAAGACTTGGTTCTGGTGAACTCTAAGAATTATTTGGCTAACCGGTGTTCGCTCCGCTCCTACCTGCCTGACAGCGATTTCGGAGGTCCATTTGTTTTCGAGTGGATAGATATCGACACGGACTTTGCGGTATCCACTAGCACGAAAACCGGCCATCCCGGCTCACTGACCTACTCGAAAGATGGAGAAGTTTTTGAGAATGCGAATGGGTTCACCTACCAATGCGTCTCGTATGAAGGCTGTTGCATGTCTGTGGGATTGCACGCCCACAAGGGAGTAGTGATTGCGGGTTTCCATGTCGCGGGCAACAAGGAGACGGCTGGTTTCATGTGCGCGTTGAAGAAGATAGAGTTCGACGCTGCTACGGATTGGTTGCGTACAAGTTGCGGATACGTGACGCCGCTCGATATTACTTCCCCGACAATGCAGATTGGTGACTATAAGCTACAGCCGAAAAGTACCATTCACCCCAAATCGTGCATCAACTTCACGTCTAACACGGAAAACCCCCCCCAGGTTGTGGGTATTATTGAAGGCAGGCAGAGTCCTAACAGCAATTTGGTGCCCCACCCTTTGGCAGGTGAGATACTGGCGGAACTCAAGTGTGCTGTCAAGGAATTCAAACGTGCTCCATTGAACTATAATCGTTGCGCCCAGCCCGTCATTGACAAGATGCTCGAGGTCCACGATACAATGGACACCCCCTTGCTCATGGAGGCAACCAAACAAGTCCAGGAACACATGCTGGTTTTCGCGCGTAGAGTCGTGGAGGATTACCCTGAGGATTCGCATGTTTTATCTGCACCATACAGCATCAACCAGGTGACTGGGGAGACTTTTGAACCCAACCCTTTCATTACTACCGTCGTAGCGGCGACAAGTGCCGGTAGTCCGTTCGACAAGGCCAAGAACAAGGTGTTTGAGCTAACCGAGAATAATAAAATAATTCTCGACGGGCCGACGCGGGATGCTATCTGGAAGGCGATCTTGGCTATGCAGAATGGCGAACACCCCGGGGAAGTATTCAGCGGGACTCCCAAGGACGAAGTTGTTGGTGTTGATAAAGAGTGCGCCCGCCTATTCTTCGCTGGGTCCATCGTGACCACAGTACTGACCAAGATGTACTTCGATCCATTCGTCAATGCTGCCGCAAAGTATCCAGTCGAAACGTGCTGTGCGTTGGGTGTTGATGTCACGAGCCCGGTGTGGAACAAAGTTATCGAATATTTGACGTTTGGCCGAACCAGCGAGGGAGTCTCAGTCGCTGACATGGATTACAAGAAATACGATAGCACGCAGTTTAGCCAATTACGCAGGCAGATAGTTCCGATAATAGCTGCGGTGTACCGTGAGTGGGGCTGGAGCGAGAGCGATATCAAGATGATGGAGAGGTGCGCTGGACTATTTTTGCAGCCTATTCTGCGCATCAAAGACGCGATGGTGTTGGGCGATCTGCAACCATCCGGGACCACGTTAACGGGCCGGGGGAATTCATTGGTAAACTTGATCTTGCAAGCATACTCATTTGTGGGGCGCAACCCAGGGTTGAAATTTTTTGACCATGTCCATACTATGGTGCAAGGCGACGACAACATACCCTGCATGCGCGCTGAGGAGGACGGCTTGTGGAGTCCCTCAATGTTCCGTGACGACATGGCTCCGTTGGGCATCACGATTACGCCTGGTGAGAAAGGGTCCAGTGATTTCTCGTGGAAAACATTTTCTGATTACCCCACTTTTTTGAGTCGCCGCTGTGTCTATAACGAGGACCTCGCAACCTATACGATGGTTTTGGACACAAATGCGCGACTGAAGGCCATTTTGTTCACTGACAAGACCAACGTTGACAACAAGGAGGTTCAGTGTCAGGCGCTTGATTTCATTTTGAGGGAATGTTTCCTCGCTGGGCGAGAAGAATACAATTACGTGCGAGAACGGTTGCTTTCAGTGGCCGCCCGACATGGTCTACCGTTGGACTATCAAACTTTGTCACTCACGTACGACGACTTCCTTGACCTGTATAATGACCGCGGGTTGGAACAAACCAGAAACATACACAATTTTCCAACGAAGTTGCC